TAGCAATCCCCCGACATATTGAAATCTTCAAGAAAATTTCCTCTAAAGATACCTCACAAGCTATACTCAAGAAATTTACGCTCCAACATGCTCACCCTGTTCACCCTAGTGACACTCAACATCCTCCTTCGCTTCCAGCAAAGAAGACGTCACAAAGAAACAACGTCCACGCTGACCTACCCGATCCGCAACATTCTATTTGAATGGGAATCTCGCCGCCAAACGCCTCCCGAACGCCAACGCCTCCGTCCCTTCGACTACTCCAAGTCCCTTCTCGCCTACATCGATCTGATCACATGCCACAAAATCAAAATCCACCTGGATGATGAAATACATACGATCCAAGAACGCTACTACACACGCGAAGAATCCTACGACCTCTACGAAGACATCTCTGATGATGAACTTCCTCCCGAAAGACACCCCGCCCCCGGCATTCTCCACGCACAACGCCGATATCACTCCATCCCCTCAGGCACACTAAACCTGAACGACATCCAAACGATAGTCACCAACGACCCATCGTTCATCGAAACACCCGAGTTCCGATCTAATATTGTCCACAAAGAGTCAATCGACCTCTCCGGCTCACCTCCCCATCCTAAAATCGAAAAACTGATCAACGATTGGTTTCCACAATACTCCCGTTACCTCCTGGAATATGCCCGTCCCCCAAGCTATGGCCCTCAAGCCTTCCACGACTTCAACCGTGAAACCCCCTCACCTCAGCCCCCTACTCCCGAACGACATGAAGCTATTATGCGCGTCATCCGCCTTAAGATGAACATCAAGCCCTACCGCCCACTGCACTTCGCTGATGCTCTCGCCGCCGAAACGCCACTCAACACATCCGCTTCTTATTACTCAAAGTTCAATCCTGAATCTAGAGTTTTCGCTCGCTACTCCTCCCCTTCACGCTACGCTGACATGCCTACCTCCAAAGGCTACAACATCAACGTTATGCTGAATGAGTTCCGTCAAGAGTTCCACTATATCAAGTACGATGGCCTCCCCTTCCCCACCGACCGATATGACCCCTCAACCAACTCTGAACTTAATGAAATCTGGCAATCAAAACATCCCGCCCAGCTATTCATCCGAACTCAAATCTCTCAACGCGATCCCTCCCTTCCCAAGAAAATCCGACCTGTTTACTCAGTCGATGACCGATTCCTCCACATCGAAAAGACCCTAACCACTCCACTTCTCGCCCAGATGCGCAATCCCCAATGCTGCGTCGCCCACGGCCTTGAAACCTTCCGCGGTTCAATGTCTCTACTCGATCAAGTCGCTCATTTCTTCTTGTCTTACATATCACTCGATTGGTCTCAATTTGATCAACGTCTTCCCTACTATGTAATAATCGCCTATTATCTCGACTTTCTCGCTTCCTTAATTATTATCTCCCACGGCTATCTGCCCACACATAATTATCCCAATACTGCCTCCACAACCCCAAGCATCGAATCTTTCGCCCAACGACAATTCAATGTATTAATATACCTAACTTCCTGGTACCTGTCTATGACATTCCTCTCTTTTGATGGTTTTGCCTATATTCGCCAGCACGGTGGTGTCCCCTCCGGCTTGCTTAACACACAGTCCCTCGACTCCTTCGGTAATATGTACATCATTGTTGATTGTTTGCTTGAATTTGGCTTTTACGAAGCTGAATGCCTCGAAATGCTCTTTTGCGTCCTTGGTGATGATAACCTCATCTACCTTAGACACAACCTTGAACGCGTCACGCAATTCATGGTATTTCTGGAACACTACGCCTCCTCACGTCATGGCATGGTCCTCTCCGTCCTGAAATCAATGTTTAGCAACCTACGCTCCAAGATCACCTTTCTGAGCTACGAGAATTCCTTTGGCCACCCAACCCGCCCAATCGGCAAACTAGTTGCACAACTAGCTTTCCCTGAACGTCCCATCAAACATGGACGCGAATGGATACACGCCGCCCGCGCGCTTGGCTTAGCCTACGCTTCCTGCGGTCAAGACCCCGTCTTCCACTTGCTTTGCAAGATGGTTTTCGAAATGTTTCGACCCTCCGAGCCCGTACCGACTCTCCACTTAAATAAAGTCTTCAAGAAATGGAAATTCCAACTTCCTGAATTCGATATCCAAGAAGAGTACTTCACGTTTTCCGACTTTCCAACTGTTACACAACTGTCCACACTGGTCTCCCAGTATCATGGCCCGTTCTCTGAAACTGACAAATGGAACTTCAACGTGTTCTCGGTCCCACCAAGTGACAACCTACAAGAATATGTTACCCTCAAGGACTACATTATGTCTGATCCAGACATGTCCAAGACTGTAAACGAATTCTGGCACGGTAAGAGATCCCTTTAAATCTCCGTCATTCGTTATCTACGCTATTAATTTAGTCGATAATCACACTCCCTCTCCCTAAA